ATGGCCAGACCGACAAAACAGGGTATAGATTATTTTCCTTTGGATGTAGACTTAGATAAGGACGATAAACTACAGATGATCATAGCCGAATATGGATATAAAGGAGAAGCCATATATACAAAGCTTTGTGCTTGGATATATAAACATCAGGGTTATTTCATTGAGTGGAGTGAAATGGAGCAATTAAAGTTTGCAAACCGTGTCTCTTATATACTTGGAGGTGCGCAAGTGAATCTGATTAATCAAGTAATTGCGAGGTGTGTTAGATGGGGATTGTTTGATAAATCTCTTTTTGATATGTCTCAGATCCTAACCTCAAAACGCATTCAGGAAACCTGGTGGGAGGCTACAAGAAAAAGGAAGGAACGAGATATTGAACAACAAATCTGGCTATTAACAATTAATGACGGATTAAAGGCGGAAGAAACTCAATTAACGACGGAAGTTATAAACAAAGTAAATGAAAGTAAAGTAAAGGAAAGTAAAGAAGAGAAACATGAACCGGAAAATCCGGTACCACCTGCGGTGGTGAGCCAGGATCCTGTTATTGATTTGGAGAAGGAATACAAGCTGGTAGCAAAGGAGAAGAGGGAAATATTCTTATTCATCAGGGACAGTAAACCACAGTTCATAGAGCCTTATGCGGACTTCTGGAACATATTTGCTGCAGAACACACCTTACCGAAACTTACTACTATCAACAAAAAACGTAAGCAGCATTTTTCCGTCCGGATTAAAGAACCGTCGTTCAACTTTCCGGAGATCCTGCGGAAAGCAAAAACTTCAGACTTCCTTCTAACCGGCAGATGGTTTGGCTTTGACTGGATCGTACAGAATGATACCAACTACCTGAAGGTGTTGGAAGGGAATTACGATAACAAAAAAATGGAGGCACAAAGAAATGCAACATCTACAAATGAAGAATACCACAAGAAACGAAAAGCCTTGGCGGAACAGGTCCGCCAACGTGCAGAAGATTGACATAACCACACTGGCATATGGCAATATTCCGCCGCAGGCAAAGGAGATGGAAGAAGCTGTGCTGGGTGCATGCATGTTGCAGAACGGAGCCTTTGATCTCCTGGTGGAGATTCTAAAACCAGAGTGTTTCTATGTCGATGCGCATAAGACTGTATACACAGCGATGCAACAGTTAGCAGCTGACTTCAAACCTATTGATATCCTTACCGTAGTTGAGCAGCTGAAATCACAAGGTGAACTCGAAATGGTAGGCGGTCCTTACTACGTTACCAAGCTTACCAACAGGGTTGTATCATCTGCAAACATGGAGGCTCATGCCCGCATCATCATGCAGAAATATATCCAGCGTGAGCTCATCCGGATAGGAGCTGAAATTGTGAATGATGCTTATGAGGATACCAGTGATGTCTTTGATTGCCTGGATAGAGCTGAAGCACAACTGTTCAGCATCACTACGGGCCATCTAAAAAAGGATTTCAAGGTGATGCGTACAGTGTACGAAAAAGCCCTGGCACTGATCATGGAGAGGATGGAGAACAAGCAGGAAATCACAGGTGTTCCCTCCGGCTTTCCCTCTATTGACAGGGTTACTAAAGGTTGGCAGCCTACAGATCTTATCATCATCGCTGCACGTCCGTCAGTGGGTAAGACAGCCTTTGCGCTGAACCTTGCACGGAACGCGGTGATGAATACCCTCAGCCCAACTAAAGCCGCTTTGTTTACACTGGAGATGTCCACTGGCCAAGTTGTGCTCAGGATGATCTCTGCGGAGAGCGGGACGAAGTTGGATAATCTGCAGAGAGGAAAGCTTGCAGACTGGGAATTACGAGAGCTACGTGCGAAGTGTGAGATTGATACCTGGCTGAATAACATATTCTTTGATGATACGCCGGCGCTGACGGCCTTTGAATTACGGGCTAAAGCTCGGCGCCTAGTGCACAACCATGGAGTGGGACTGATCATCATAGATTACCTGCAGTTGATGAGTGGAGGTACCGGAGGAGGTAACCGTGAGCAGGAGATCAGTAAGATTTCCCGGGATCTGAAGGGATTGGCCAAGGAACTAAATATACCCATCATCGCCCTCTCTCAGTTAAGCCGCGATGTAGAGAAACGAAAGGAAGGCAAAGGACCTCAATTAAGCGATCTCCGTGAGTCGGGAGCGATCGAACAGGATGCTGATATGGTAATGTTCCTATCCCGCCCAGATTACCAAATGGAATCAACAGAGGTAGATCCTTCCCTCCGTGGTAATGTGGATGTAAAGATTGCAAAGCATAGGAATGGTGATCTGGCGACACTCCCTCTCGACGCAGATCTATCTATACAAAAGTTTACAGATCCTAATGTCGCTGCGGAAACTGAAAAGGTAACCAGGTTTATTAAGAAGCAGGATGCAGACCTACGCTTCAAACTTGAAACACCTCCTCCACCTGCAGAGGAAGATGATCTACCATTCTGATGAAAGGTGCACGTATGACCATAGCGGAACTTAAGCAGACAGCTGCTGCATCACTGAATAAGGAAGTGATAGAGGATCTGCATAAGCCTGATAAGAAGAAAAAGGATAAGCAGCTACCAGGACAACCCTGCATGCAGGTGCAGTGGATGTGGGGGCAGCTAGGATGGTGGTCACTTACGAATGGAATACCTGTATTTCAGGAACATAAGTTTCACCCGAAAAGAAAATGGCGGTTTGACTTCGCTTTACCTAATCAGAAGATCGGTATAGAGTACGAAGGGATAAACAGCAATAAGAGCCGGCATACTACGCTTATAGGCTTTACCGGTGATACGGAAAAATATAACGCTGCACAGTCATTGGGGTGGAAGGTTATCAGGTTCACAGCAAAGAATTATAAGAAAGTATTAACCGAACTAAATAACAACATCATGAATTCAAAAAAGAAAGTACAGTATAATCCAATTGTAACAGAGAAGATCACAAAGGATTGCTGGGTAGCCAAAACAAGGATGTGGATGCCAGGGTCATCAAAACCGGATTTAAAAATCGAAGTAGAACAAAAGGGTAAATCTGAAACTGATGCGCGTGAAAAGTTATTGAAATTTCTTGGTGAAGATGCTGCAAATAAAGAGTTTAACGAAGTTCCAAAGTGATAAAGCAAAGGCACGTTATTACTTAAAATTTACCTCGCTTGATATACAATTGTCAGTGAGATATTTAATGTTGGTCGACCTTCTACATCTATGATGCATTGAGATTGTGACATGAAGAGAATTTTGATTTCGTTTCCCTTTTGTTGTAACCAATTTTGAAGGCTTTGTTGAAATGAATGAGCAGGTCCAGTGACGAATGCTGTGTACATATAAAATATTTTAATAAGCTGCAAAAATACGAAAATGAAACTACAAGAACAATGCTGCACCAGGGAACAGGGCCAGCGCCTAATAGAACTGGGAGTAAATCCTGAAGCCCTCTTCTGGTGGATGCCATCCATGTCAGGACCACACGGAGAATACATACGCTACTCCTGGCATGGTAATAACTTGGCACCGGCTTTTAATGTAGCAGAACTGGGGGCACTACTGCCATCTACTCTGTTCGATAGTCACAAAGAAGAAGGTCCCTGCTGGGAAACAACGCTTATAAGAGGTAACGGACCTCGAACATATTGGCATTCCGCGTATGATCTTGGTGCTATAGGTCCATACCCGACTGAAGCCCAAGCACGTGCTGCTTTGCTTATACACTTACTCGAAAACAAAATGATCACATTATGAAAATGGAAAACACATACAAACCAGAATGCAGAACCACTCCTTTCGATGGAAAGAAGGCCGTTATTATTGGTGATCACCCTCACGCTGATGCAGTAGCGATTTGTCAAAGAGCAGAGTATACCAACATAGGATGGGGAATGGTCTTTAAAAGGACGGATGATGACACTGAGTTCTTTGTATTTAACAAAAAAAATGCAAAGTGGTTATGAGAACCCATCTCAGTATTGACATTGGAAAGGCCATCAAATGGCCTGATAAGGATCTGGAGAACATCTTCTCAGATGCAGAAACAGGAAAATCATTACCTGCTTCTGAAGTCCGGGACATACTTACCGGCATGCTGAAAGAGGGTAAGGAAAAATTCCCCTGCGGTAACTGCGAAACCTTTGATTATATAACCGGCTGCCCTGGGCATCCACAAAACGAAAACATGTATACAGAAGAACAAATCAACAATTGGAAGTGAAAGCTGAAAAGTGGGATGAGCTGGAAGAAAAGATTGCCGCCTGTTATGGCAAGGAAGATGAAAATGGAGAATGGCTGGATAATGATGATGAGGGAACTGATTTATCTACAATTGGCGAAATAGCGGCTACCGCTTTTGGATGGTTCTAAACAATAACGAATCCGGAAGCGAGACCGAGACCGAAAAAGCAGGCAGGTTAAAAAGGACGCCCGTTTTTAATTCAATTATTATGCATAAAATAGATTACGATATGTTACATAACTAACTGATTATTAACATTGAATGATTGAATGAATGAACCATGATTATTTTTATGATTATTTTCATGATTATTTTCATGAAAATGAGCATTAGTTGACTAAAAAGTCGCTAAATTTGTTTTGAGACAAAGAGAGTTACAGAAAAAAGGAGTTACGGCTCCTTCATTTTGAATCAAAGATGCTTAATTACTTCAACTAAAATCATTGCAGCAGCTTGAATAAGTGCCATGATAATAGCATCGTTAATACGCTTTGGATAGTCCTTACAACTTCCCATAGAATAATATTTTTTTTGTTATAATTTGAAAAGTGCCCGTTCATGACCTTGCAAGAAAGAACGGGCCTTCTCATGTTCTCCCCAAAGGTCTGTTACTTATTTCAAATCAAGCGAAAAAAACAAGTATAAAGTATTTTATAATCTGTTGTTTATTTTAATATTTATCTATTTGTAAAACAGATTCAATGGATGTGTTAAATTTCAAACCCAATTAAAGTGTTGAAATTTGTTAAATTTATTTTTGTCATTTTTCTTATACCAAAATATTAATAAATAATTAAAAATAAATATATTTGCTAATATTTTTAGCAAATACCCAATGAAGACACCAATCACTTATTACGGAGGCAAACAAAAGCTCTCGAAGACCATCGTATCGCTATTACCAACTCACTCTCTCTACTGCGAGCCATTCATAGGCGGAGGTGCCATCTTCTTCGCTAAGCCACCCAGCCAAGTCGAGGTGCTTAACGATACCAACCGGGAACTAATCAACTTCTACCGCATAGTACAGCAGGATTTCATCTCCCTTGAGAAGGAGATCCGTATTACACTTCACAGCCGGCTAATGCATAAGCATGCAACAGTAGTATACAATACGCCTGAGCTGTTCAGCGATATTAAGCGTGCCTGGGCTGTATGGGTACTCAGCTCACAGAGTTTTGCCAGTAAGCTGGATGATACTTTTGGTTATGATCGCAGCAGCAATACAACCACAAAGAAAATAACCAATAAACGAGAAGGCTTTACAGAGGAATATGCCATCAGGCTACAGAACGTACAGCTTGAATGTGCAGATGCACTTTATGTGATCAGGAGCCGGGATGCAGCAGGCAGTTTCTTCTACTGTGATCCTCCATACTACAATAGTGATTGCGGCCATTACGATGGTTACAGCATGGAGGACTTTGAAGGTCTACTTAAGACCTTGGCAGGGATTAATGGCAAATTCCTTCTCTCCTCTTACCCCTCAGATATACTGAAAGCTTACACAAAAGCCAATGGATGGCATACACGGGTATTTGAGCAGGGTGTATCTGTCAACGCGAAGAGCGGGTATCTGAAGAAGAAGTGGGAAGTATTGACCTCAAATTACATTTCATAATATTTCGGTTGTTGAACAATACCTGAATAACTCCTTTCCAATGTGCCACCATGTTTTGCAACCACAGCCTTTAAATCATCAAATGCATTATCTGGTGTAATATTCTGCTTCAATAAAAAAGTGTTTGGAAGATCTGCTTCATTGGTTAGGGTTCTTGCGGAATAGCCGTAATTGGCTATCAAATCCGTCTTTACCTTTAAATGAATGCCTTTAGGCAATTCTTTCAAATCATAGGTTATAAATACTGTAACCATTATTTTTTTTGAAAGTTATGATACCTTATCGATATGCCAATAGAACAATAAAGCATTAACCCCATATTAACCATACACATTCATTATAAATTAAAAACATTCAAATAGATTACTTTTACAGTGTCAATTAGGCACGATGGCACATCTAAAAAAAGGAGAGCGGCGGACAACAGAGCAGATGCAGCAGGATGCTCTGGAAGCATTTGAGGATACCGGCAATGTTACACTGGGCTGTAAGAAGGCAAGGGTACCGCGTCGTACGTTCTATAACTGGCTCCGTGATATCCCTGAGTATCAAGCCTCATATGAAGAATCAGCAAAGATCGCAGCCGGTGTATTGGAAGCAGAAGCACATCGCCGGGCTGTAGTTGGGGTAAAGAAGGGAGTATTCTATAAAGGGAAGAAGGTAGCAGTCCAACAGGAATACTCAGATACCCTGCTTATTGTTCTCCTCAAAGCACATGCTCCGGAGAAGTATAAAGAACGTACCAGCAATGAGCATTCCGGTCCCAATGGTGGACCTATCCCTACAGAAGTAACACACCGCGTAATCTTCTCCGATAATGGTGGTTGAGCACAAGCATCATTTCTCTAAAAAGTACAAAGAGGTATTCACAACCAAAGCCCGTTACATACATATCTGGGGTGGACGTGCTGCTGGCCGTTCCCACTTCGGTACCAGGTACTTCCTCTTCCTGATCACCCAGCAGGCATACTTCCGTGGCGTCTTCCTTCGTAATGTCTTCTCTGATATAAGGGATTCCCTGTTTGCTGACTTTAAGGATCGCCTGGTAGAGAGTGACTTCAACGAGGCTGACTTTGAGATCAACGACAGTAAGATGTCCATCCTGTACAAACCAACAGGGAATACAATCATTAGTAAGGGCTTCCGGAAGTCATCAGGTAACCGGTCTGCAAAGCTTAAGTCATTGGCCGGATGTACGCATGTACTGATAGAGGAAGCAGATGAGAATCCGGAAGCAGACGTGAACAAGCTGGATGACAGTATCCGTACTGATAAGATTGAAGACATTCAGGTTATCTTCCTATATAATCCACCATCAAAGAACCACTGGCTGATAAAAAGATACTATAACCTGATTGATACCGGTATCCTGGATGATATGGGTAAGCCTATTCCCTATTATAGAGCTATCCCTAAAACCAATCCTGATGTACTGGTCATTCATAGCACCTATAAAGACAACATCCAGAACCTGAATGAGAAGACTATAAAGAAGTATGAGGCATACGGTACACCAGGTAACCAATTCTACAATGAGGAGATGTACTATGTAGATGTTTGTGGTCTGGTGCCTGAAGGAGCACGTGGAAGGATCTACCGCGGATGGAAACCATGTTCCTTAGAGTTCTTCCGTTCTTTACCTTATCCGTCGTTCTATGGACTTGATTTTGGTTATTCTGAAGATCCTGTTGCGTTGGTGGAGATCAAGAGCCACAACAACCGCAACTTCTGGCATGAGGTTGTATATGAGCCCGGCCTGACCAATCCAGCATTGGCTGATGTTATGAGTACTCGTGGAGTAAGTAAGAAAGCCATCATCTATGCGGATAGTGCTGAACCTAAATCCATACAGGAGCTGAAAGATCTTGGCTTTCAAAATGTACGTCCGGCTGATAAAGGACCAGATACGCTGTTGTTTGGTATTAAGCAAATATCTGCAATGGAGAATTATATAACGGAAGGATCAAGTAACATCTGGAAGGAAAACGAAGAATACAAATGGAAGTTGGATCAGAATGACCAACCTACAGATCAACCAGCACCGGGTAATGATCACTCCAAGGATGCCGGCCGGTATGGTATTATTACTCATCGCCAGATGAAGCGTAAGAAGAAAATGAAGATAGCCCAAACATCAACTACTCCTGCAGCTGCATACGACAGTAAGAAAGCAAATCCCCTCGACTGGCTATAACATTCTATTTGAATGTAAAACATTCATAAGAATTATCTTTGAGAAAAGATCTTATTATGTTTGAAAACACAAATCCAATCGAACGTACAGCTGAGATGCTGGCATATGCAAAGGATTATGCAGAAGAATACCTGGAAGGCAACCCCTCAGTGCTCCTCATGGTAGCATCCACCCTCACTCAGCTTATTAATAAGCTTAATTTCATGACCGGCCGGCAGACTGTATCTACTCCACATGTCGAGCATCCTCCCATTACTGAATTCATGGGAGAGAAAATCACATACGCCAATAAAATCAACAAAGCAGATCTCACACCTGCAGAAGCAGACCGCAGCAGATTTATTGAAAAGGTAGAAAGCCTTTATGCGCAGTTTGACTCTATCACACCCCAAGGCTTACTTAACAGCTTTACCCTTCCAGAAGACCAGCTGGTGATCAGAGGTGTGGCGAAGCGTGCCGGCGTCGAAGGATACGAAGACCGCGGAATCGATGAAGATTTCATTGAGGACATCGCTATTGCCATTAAGGTAAAGGCGGCAGACGATGCCCAGCAGGCAGAGATAGATCGTCAGCTGGAGCAGAACCTGCAGACAAACCAAACGAATCAGCAACAGGCTCAGGAATCATCTGCTCTTAATGAAGAGAAAGAAGAAGATGATGACGAGGAGGAGGAAGATGAGGATAATGAGGAGGGTGGAGGCGATGTCATTCCACCTGCAGAGGAAGATGCAAACAAAACTCCAGACGATGCCCAGCAGGCAGAGGGCAAAACTGATGCAAGTAAGACGGAAACACAATCCGAACCACCTGCAGGAAGAAGAGGCAGAAGGAACACAAATAATACCAACTAATGAGACTAATCATCAACGGTGAAGAAGTCATTTTCCCAACATCGCTGTCCGAGTTCAAACTTGGACAGCGTATTGCCTTCCAGGAAGAATACGGCAATGATCTGGATGCATGGGTACAGAAGATCCTTGCAATGGAAGATGGTATCGATAAGGATCTGGAAACACTTGAATTCCAGTTTGAGAAGATGATCCGGACGTTCGCCTTCTTCGCCGGCTGTACTCCTAATGCGCTCAAAGAAAGTGAGTTCATCGATGATATCGCGAACATCTATCACTCCTGCCTAAAGGTGCTATTTGAAAGTGAAGATGAAGTAAAGATTGAACAGCAGTATTCATGGGAAGGCGAAATATGGGTGATACATCCTCCTCACCTGAAGCAGGATTCCAAGATGATGTTCGGTGAGTTGATTGATTCAAAGCAAATCGTGAAGAGCTTATCCGACTTAGGGAAAGGCCACTTTGATAAGCTCCTTCACCTATGTGCTATCTACCTGCGTAAACCTAAAGAAGAATACCAGGAGGCTTTCATGTATGAGAATAGCGATCGTATTGAGTTGATGAAACACTTGCCCATGGATATCGCAATGGGAGTAGGTTTTTTTTTGAGCGCTTCAATGCATTTGTACAAGAATCATTCCCCGTCTTTTTCCCCAGTAGAACAAAAGGCGGCGGTCGTTTCTCTGTTAAACACTTCGAGCAATGGGGATGGGTAAACTTCCGAAAAGCGATCGCGAAGACAAAGGTATTCGATTTACCAGCCAGCGGTCTTAATAGCATTGAATGTGCCCGCCAGGCAAAATGCTTTGATGTCCTGGTATATGCGAGTGAAGAGAAAGAACTGAATGAAGCACAGGCACTGGATTACGAAGCAGAAAGCAATAAAAATAAGTAGTCATTACAAATCCACACATATATGAACAAGAACGTAATTGAACAGTACAACGAAAGGAAACAGAAGGCATTACAAACCCAATTGATGCCAGCGGAGAACATCCGTAGCATTTGGTTTGCCACTGCAAAAACTGCATTGTGGTTGACTTCTCCCATGACACTTGGTATCACACCATCAGATCTTGAAAGGTTATATAGATCGAATCAAAATAACCTCACCCTCATGGATTTTGCCATTCTATCAAACAATCTTGAGGCTAAGAGCGCTACTGACCTAAAGTTGAACATGGATGATTACCTGCATACTCTTGTGGAAGGTGAAGCATCAGTAAAGAAATGGCAGGCTATAGTCGCCGGCATAGATGAATCTATTAAGCAGCAGCTGGCACAGGAAGCGCTTAAGCTTAAAGAGCAGGACGTTAACCAGCCAGTAGGATCCTTCACCACCAAAATTGCTGAAGCGTGACCAGCTACCCATTCATTGAATCATTATTCCGGAACGTCCTGAGTATGTCGAAAGGCATACAGGGACGTTTCCACGTCTGTCCTAAGTTCGGCATAGAGATCAACAGCGATCAGCTGAACGAGGTGCTGGATGAAACTGTAAAGCCTATACCAGGTAAGAAGTACCCACTTGCCCTGATGATGCCTCCACGTAGTCAGGGTAAGTTTACAGAGAAAGGTGGAGAATGGGAGAAGTACAGGGCTATCATGTTCTTCCTCACTACTACTTACTACGATGGGAACAACCAGATCAAGAACCAGAACAAAGCTACTGGTACCAGCATGCATACAGTGCCTCATGACTGGCATGATATGAAGCGTTGTGCTACCAACTTCATTAAGGTGACGGATCGCATACAGAAGGAAAGAGGATTGATTGCCTCTACTTTCCGACTGGGAGGTGACAGAGATCAGGAGCGAATGATAGATCCTGTGTCCTTCATTGGTGTTGACCGTCTATCAGGCGTTCGTCTGGACTTCTCCTTCTCCTTATTCAACGGTTGTGAGCTGGAAGACTACAACGAATCAGACATTTCTTCAATCATCATTCCGGCAGCAGATCCGCATCCGGAACATAAACTGTAATCCATGTTTTCAAAAGAAGAAGAACTACAACATCATCAAATGCTATCGGTGGCATTAGGAAAGGGATATCGTCCTCCTACCGAATCTATTATCGACACATTGACACCTGCTACCTCGATCAAACATATCAAGGAAGCTAATCATAATCAGCGCTTCACGCCCGAAGCAGCAGATGAAAAGAAAAGCGAAGCAGCTGCTGCAACCCTTGGATTACCTGTCGAAAAGTTCAAAGAGATCCAAGCATATACCCTCACAATGAGGAAGAAGTATCCACAGATGAAGGCTGAACGGATTAAGAGGAAAGTAGCTGAACACTTCAAAATCAAACTCACATGAGCATTCAACAGATCGCCGGCAGGATCCCGGCTGAATATCGCAAAGAGATCCTCGATACAAACATGATCAGTCAGGCAACAGCTAACCAGGCAGATCCCAGCATGTTTTATCTGCTTACTATCTGGCAGAACTTTGTTGAGCCTAATGAGATCATGGACATGGGTTGTGGCCTGTGTAAAGAAAGGATCCTGAAAAACTACCGTGAGCTGCAGGCAACGCTGGTAGAATTGGAAAAACAATCAAAGCTACTTGATGCGCTATGATCAGAACACCAGAGGAAATAATGAAAGGGGGATCGGCAATTATAGAAGCCGGTATACGGGAAGAGAGCAGGGCCCAAGGCCACTACCTTACCGGGGGAATGGAAAATTCATTGTCCTCAATAGCAGGCAGGATTGGACTACTCCGGATACTTACCGGTACCGCCGTGGAGTATACCCGATTTGTGAATAACGGGGTGTCTGCCGGCAGAGTACCATTCCAACAGGGATCAGGTGCCGGTAAATCAGCTTATATCGAAGGCTTAAGGCAGTTCTTCATTCTGAAAGGACTATCGCCTAAAGAGGCTTTAGGAGCAGCATTTGCCACAGCAAAAACACATAAGAAGGAAGGAATGCCGTCAAAGGGGAGTTACAGATACAGCAGCACAGGTAGCCGTACCGGTATGATCGAAGCTGCAATGACAAAGAAGGAACCACTGTTAGATGCCCACATGGCAACCGGCTTTGATAACCTGGTAGAAGATATTTTCCAAAAGTGTAAATCAGAAACAGTCTAATGCCAATCACAGCTATCACATCACAACCACCAAGCAACAGCCTGAATGCTGCCTATCGGCCCATTATCTTTCAGGTAACAGCAACTCCAACAACTGGAAGCGGCCAACCTCCTGTTGTGTACTGCGACATCTACTTCGGAGGTGTTTACTACAAATCGCTATCGAAGACATTACCGTTAACCTCCGGAGAGTGGCAGTTTGATATTCAGGACGCAGTGCAGGAGTACCTGCGAAAGTATCTGGCTCCAAATGGTGGTGCTAATATCTATAACGCCGCTCCTGCAATGACAAGGTTATACTGTCGGTTCAGATCCAGTGGCATTACAACGGATGGCTTTGTCCTTCCGGATGGATTGGTACCTATTCAGGGTACAGGTAGCAGTAACCCAGTTGGTGGTACCGGCGTACAGAGTAATACGATGTATACGGTTAACTCAACACTTCAGCATGAGGATAACCAGAACTTAGCCATACACCTGAATAGCTATAAATCAGGTACCTGGACAGCTGCTACATTCCCACTTACTCACCGGCCGTCCCGATACCGCCAGCATCTCAGCAACAGTGACTTCTTTCCGATCGCATACGTGGGTGATAGCCCAGTGAAGTGCATAAAACTGCATTACCGCTTCAAAGGGCAATCCTCCTTCCTGAATGCCACTAAGTGCTTTGATAATCCATGTCCTGTTGTAGTTGCAATTCTGGCTGCCTCACCAATTGATGGTACTACTCAACAATTCACATTCACATGGAACACCATGCCCTATTACGTTACCGGGATGAAGATTGAATACAGATTAGTTGGTGCTACCGGAGATTGGACAGTACTGATTACAGATCCTAACCCGGTAAGTTCAATAGTAGCTACAGCCCCACGAGGAGTATATGATATCTGGTTTACCGCTATTGGTAATTGCCAGGGAGGAAGAACTGCATACTATAAAAACGGATACGTATAATCATGGATACACAATCAGTTTACCACATTCCGAATGGAGCCAAGAATATGGCTATCATCTTTCCTTCGATACCATGGAAGGATGTCGATGAATTCTATCTGGAGGTTACCAATCTGGAAGATGTCACTATTGCTACAACCTGTACAAACCACATCACCAATATTACTGCAGGTGAAGATGAAAGTGTAAGGCTTCACTTTCTTAACGGCTTAGGGGGCATAGACGCCGTTAACTTCTGTCAGTCTGAAGAAACATATGAAACAAAGTCAGACAGCGCACAAAGACCGCTTGCCTTCCCATTGTTGAAATCTGATGGTGGCTTCACACGGTTCAATGTACAGGCCAACGAAACCTACAAAGTAACCACTACTTCATACACAGAAGCTGAAATGAAGTGGCTCAAGGAATTACTGTCCAGTCCTGCTGTATGGTTAGAATGGAAAGGAACTCAGGGACAGCCGGATGATTACCTGCCAGTAATGCTCAGTGATGTAAAACTGATCACCAAAAAGGTCGATGACCGCTATGTCTACGAATTCACATTGGAGTTCAAATTGTCTAACGCAGATATCACAATACGTAACTGATGCCGCAAAGCAAATACATTAGGATTACCTTGGATGGGCAGGCATTGGACCTGTCAGATACTGACGTACAGATCTCTATTAATTACCAGCAGGAAGACGCAGATGATTTCACTAAAAAGAAGTCAAGCGAGGCGTTCAGCATTATAGTGCCTGCTACAGTAAACAATGATCAGCTATCCAACACCCTTCATAATCCATCCATTGAGGATATGACTAGCGGTCAGGCATTCCGTGGATATAGAAATGGGACAATAGAAGCAAATGGGGATGAACTGTTAGTAGGTAAAGCCTTTTTGAAATCAGGAAGGCACACTGACCGGCCTACATCATACGAATATGATTTCTACGGTAACAATGCTGACTGGATTATACCACTAACCGAAACTACGCTACACGACCTCCTTAAGCACATCAGCTTTTATTTCACAAAAGATGTGATTGTCAATTCATGGAATTTCAACGGACTGGTGGAAGTCCTTCCTTATGTATTTGCACCTGTCAGGTATAGGCCAACTGTTGACTTCTATGATGAAACAGTAGTCGATGATAATTACAAGGATATCAACATGACTCCTTTGTACATGAAACCTTCTGTCAGTGTATACTGGATCATCTACTGGGCATTTAAGAGTATAGGATATCGGGTGAAGTCTACATTCATGGATTCTGAATACTTCCGGCGCCAGATAATGCCGTGGGGCTGGGGTAACTTCTTAAGTGCAGAAGGCAACCGTCAGGATAACATCAAGTTCCTGGCAAAGAGTACTGAGAGAGTGAATACTACTCCAGATGCCAGTGTGTATGCAGATGTAAAGGCTAGTAACGAATCTACAGATGGAGCATATGACACAAACGATGTTTACTTCTATGATCCCTTTGGTGGTGAAATGCGTTGGGTATACCCTATTGAATTTTCATATGGTAAGATCACTGCAACGTTTAATCTGCAGGTGGATTGGGAAGTCTTTATTAACACCCATTCAGAGCTGGAAATGTATGTGGAATGGTCTGTTGGCGGTATAATAAGAGATACCCATGGAATCATTCTTCAATCCACCGGTGCGTCTGCCTTCAGTAAACGTGATGTTTTTGATGACTATTTTTCATGGGAAGTGCTTCCCGGTGACTTCGTATCAGCAAAGATCCACGTTAGGAAAGCTGGTGATTTCTTTGCAGATGCTTCTCTGGAAGTAATACAGTTCACGCTGAACGACATCCGTATCCCACTTGGCGGAACGATTGACTTTCAGAACTACAATGACTTTAAGAATCATAAGTTCCTCGACTTCCTCGGAGGGATCTTTGATTGTTTCAATATACTGCCTGGTACCGATCCAATTAACAAGGTTGTTATCCTGGAACCGGCACACCCATACTCTGTTACCAATGATCCTACCAATAAGGTAACCGGCTACTTCAATGAAGACTACTTAGACTGGAATGCAAAACAGGATCTCTCCAAGGAATCAATAATAGATCTGTACAGTGATTACGAGAGAGAACTGACAATGAAATTCAAGGATGATAGTAACGATGGTATCCTGAAACTCATCCAGGACCGTAATTCAAACACCTTAGCTGCAGGCAAGTATGTTTTCCCGGAAAGATTCAAGGCTGAGAAGAAAGATATAGAAAACCGGTTCTTCTCCCCTGTAATGCATTATGAAGTATCACAGTGGCAGAACATCAGCACACCCGCAATAACAGTAATGACGAAGCTGGCAATACCTTTCAACCCAAATTAGCCTACTACAAGGGATTGGTCAGTAATGCAGGTGGATGGCATTTTGATGGAGAGGATAAACTGACTTTCCCTTACATGTTTGCCGTCAATTATCAGGTAGGAGGTGAAAACGATCCAGTCCTTTCTTATTCTGATGAGAAGATCGCGGATGTAAAAGCGAAAGGATTACTCCGCAGGTTCTACCTGCAGCGCTTTGCCATCATGCGCAATGGTCAGTTCTACACCACCCACTTCAGGCTAAATAACCGGGATGCTACCAACTGGTATCATCGGGAACATAAGATCTGCCGTGGTGAGCGATGGGAACTCGTAAAGATGACTGATTACAGACCGTTATCTGAACAATCTACTGAGTGCTACATGCGTAAGTGGTCACCTATTACCCAGGCAGATTACAACGCTGTATATCCATCTTTCCAATTAAGCAATATCGATAAGTACGATATAAAATATTCACCTCTCAAATGCCTGGTAAGTGATGTACCCGGCCCAATCTCTACAACATGACAACTTTCGGTAAAGTACAGAAGATCTATGAACTACGCACCCTCGGGTATGACCAGCTGGTTAAGGAGCAGGAAACGATCATCGTCAACTTCAACAGGATCAACCAAGCCAAGAAGGATGCTGCGAAGACTGCCGCAGATACTGCCAAGGCTCAGGGTACTGAATCGGAAGCCTACAAGAAAGCTACTGCTGCTTATGAAGAAACTCGCTTAAAAGCACTGGAGTTGAGGACTGAGCAGAAGAATATCTCTAATGAGATGAAAGCCGCTCAGAATATCCGGCAAACGGAGATAAACCAACAAAAAATTCAGGCCCAAGGAGCACAGACAGCAGCTGGTAGTTACAATGCCCTATTGAAACAATACCGGGAATACTACAATGCAGTAAAGGCTACCCCCACCGGTACCCCTGTCACATCTCAGGGACAAACATTGAACTATGATCAGGCTATTGTAAAATTAAAACAGCTGGCAGCTGCAGAGCAGGATTTCCGCCGGCAGTTTCAGCGTGATGGCTTACTGGTAGGTGAATATACTTCTGGTATCGTACAGGCTTTCAAGAAAATGGGGCTTGGTGATCTGATTGGCGGACAAGTAACACAAGCCAACTCAAGACTAACCCAACTTAATACATCGTTTAATGCTCTCAAAACTCAATTATTAGCCGTAAGAGCTACAGGTGTTGGAAGCTTAGAAACGATTGAACGTCTCTTGTTAGAGAATAGACGTGAAGCCCTTGCATTGGAACAACAGGTAGGGCATTTGAGCAATGAGTTACGCGGTGCCGGCAGCATTGGTAACCAGATCACCTCCGGCATAGCAAACGGGTTTAAGGATATGAAAACCCAGTTGGCTCAGTTTGTACTCGGCTATTTGGGTTTCCAGGCTATTCTCTCAGGAACGCAGAAGCTCATTCACCAGAATTATGAGTTGTCCGATAGTATAGCACAGATTAAGATCTATACGAAAGGCACCACTGGTGATGTTAATGATCTGGTAGATAGCCTGAAGAAGTTGGATACACGTACATCGCTATCCGGGTTGGTAGATATCGCTACTATCGTTGCAAAGAAAGGAGTTGCACGTGATGAGATAGTCGGTGTTACACAAGCATTGGATCAGTTGTTCGTTGTGTTAGGTAAGGAAGTAGGTGATCCTCACGAAGCAGTTTCCAGTTTGGTAAAGTTGGTGAACGTCTACAGTGAGGATAAACACGTAACAGCGAAAAACATCGGTGATATTGGTGCGGCCATTGCAAAGCTGACCAGTTCCGGAGTTGCCACCGGTCGTTTCCTGATCGGCTTTTCAGAACGTATGGCAGGTATCCGGGGTATTACCGGCATAACCATAGACAAGGTTCTTGGTTTAGGTGCTGCATTGGAAGAACTTGGACAACGTCAGGAAGTATCAGCAACAGCACTTTCCCAGCTGATGGTAAAATTGTTTACCAATACTGACAAGTTTGCACGTATTACAGGAAAGAGCGTCGCAGAGTTTAACCAGATCCTTCGTGATAGTCCTATTGATGCATTCGTGTTGGTTGCAGAGAAGCTGAAGGGCAATGCAGGTGAATTGGAGAAATTCTTCGAAGGTGTTACAGAGATTGGAGCCAGAGGTGGTAAGGTGATCGGTGTACTGGGTGATATTGCTGGTAATGCAGAATACGCAAAGAAGCGTATGGCAGATGCTACCAAAGCGCTGGGTGATCAGGCAGCACTTACCACTGCATTCGCCGAAAAGAACAAAACATTTGCCGCTACACTGGATCAGATTTCAAAGAAGTTCGAGATCTTAGGTAGTAATAGAGCTGTACAAACAACTCTTAGTGCCATCGCATCTGTTATTATTCTTCTCCTTGGAAACATCCCAACACTGTTAGTTATACTGGCATTGTGGACTACTGGCTGGGCATTACTGAATAAGGAAATGTTTCTGGCTAAAGCGAACCTCCTATTAATTAATGCACAGATTTTTGTTAGTCGTATAGCCTTAACTGCAGTAACAATCATTACACAGGCTTATGCTGTTTCAGTAGCGTTGCTAAGTGGTGCATACCGTGGAGCCTCAATTGCAGCTGCATTTTTTAATCGTACACTTCTTCTAACACCGTTAGGTATTATCCTTACACTGGTAGGATTAACAGCAGGCGCATTTGCTGCATTTGCTGGTGCTGTAAGTGGAACTACGGATAAGATTGTCGCGCATGCTGCACAATTGAAGCTGTTGGCGGAGATTCAGAACAAAGTGCAACAACAGACAGGTGCAACGGTCAACAAAATCACACTACTGAGTAGTGTTGTGCGTGATGGTAATTTCAGTTTATCATCTAGAAGCCAAGCGTTAAAAGATTTAATTGCCATTGCTCCGGAATACTTGGACAAACTAACTCTGGAGAACCTCAAAAC